AGATAGACACATTGGTTCTGACATAAAAGATTTAAAACGTGGTGGTGTATTAACTAAAGATGGTTATCATCATTTTATATTTGATAAATTTTATAATCAGTTTTTAATTAGAAAACGTTGGGACGTACCATACTCACGTACAGCACAAATGTTAAAAGAAACATGTAACTGTGATGACAAACGTATAGGTAAAGAAAGAATCTCTGTGTTTGTTGTAAAACAGTTTGATAAAAAAGAAGACGACTACAATCAAAAAGAATTAAAACCAAAGGATATATTTTGAGAACGATTGTACTAGGACCACCAGGTACAGGTAAGACTACAACTTTGTTAAACAAAGTAGATGACTATCTTAAAAAAACTGATCCAGATAAAGTTGGATATTTTGCATTTACACAGAAAGCTGCAAACCATGCAAGAGATGAAGCTATTAAAAAATTTAATTTAACAGAAGATGATCTGCCATATTTTAGAACGCTACACTCACTAGCATTTAGAAGATTAGGGTTAAAAAAAGATCATGTTATGCAACAAAGACATTATAAAGATTTAGGTAAGAAATTAGGTTTTCCTGTAACGTATGCAGACCACCAAGAAGATCAAGGAAGTATATTTAGTTCTGATAGTGAGTATTTAAGAATTATACAATTAGCACAACTTAGAAACATTACACCAGAACAACAGTTTGATTTAAACGAACACACACAAGATCTTGAGCGAAGCACATTAAGAATTATTGCAAATGAATTAGCAAGATACAAAAAAGAATATGTTTTAATAGATTTTAATGACATGATTTTAGATTTTACAAAATCAGATAAGTCACCAAAATTTGATGTAGTATTTATAGATGAAGCACAAGATTTATCTTTAATGCAATGGGATATGACACGATCTATTTGGAATAAAACAACAGATGCTTTTATTGCGGGTGATGATGACCAAGCAATATACAAATGGGCCGGTGCAGATGTAGATTCTTTTATAACATTACAAGGACAATACTTACCACTAACACAGTCTTATAGAATACCTGCTAAAGTACATGGTGTTGCAATGGGTATTATAAATAGAATTAGAAACAGAATAGATAAAACATGGCAACCTAAAGTTAATGAAGGTACATTACATAGACATTATACAGCAGATACAATTAATATGTCATCAGGAGAATGGTTAGTACTAGCTAGAACAAAACATTTATTAAAAGAACTAGAAGAATCTTTGTATAGACGTGGACTTTACTACACTTCTAAATATAGAAGAGGTACAGAAAAAGATTTACATGAAGCAGCTACAGCGTGGGAACATTTAAGACAAGGGCAGTTAGTAAATTTTAAACAAATAGAAAACATATCTAAATACATGGGACCTAAACATTGGCATAAGAAAAAAATAAAAGGTATGGCTAAAGAATCTTTTTATGGAATAGATCAATTAGTAAACGATTATGGTCTACAAGTTAAAACTGTTTGGTATGAAGCATTTGATGATGCAGGACAAACTAAAGTAGATTATTTAAGAAAAATGAGAAAAAATGGAGAGAAGTTAAATGAAAGACCAAGAATAGAACTGTCAACTATACACGGTGCAAAAGGTGGTGAGTCTGAAAATGTTGTGTTGTTAACAGATTTAACAGTAAATACTATGCGAGGATATGAAAGAGATCCAGATGATGAAAATAGATTATTTTATGTTGGTGCAACAAGAACAAAAGAAAACCTACATATAATAGAACCAAAAAAATATGAAAAAGGATATATGATATGACACATAAAGATATATTTAAAGGATCAACATACAATTCTTTAGAAGAGCAGGTAGGTGGGAAACACTATCGATCGATGAAAATTCAACCCGCAGAATTTATAAATGAAAACAAATTACTTTTTGCAGAGGGCAATGCTATAAAATACATTTGTAGACATCAGTCTAAAGGAAAAAGACAAGACATAGAAAAAGCAATACATTATTTAGAAATGATACTTGAAAGGGATTACGATGCAGATACCTCTATTTAAACCACAAACAGAATGGTTACCACCAGAAAATTTTCCAGACTTATCTAAGTATGATGAGATAGCGATTGACTTAGAAACTAAAGACCCAGACTTAATAAAAATGGGATCAGGTTCTGTTGTAGGTAGAGGTAATGTTGTAGGAATAGCTGTAGCCGTTCAAGGTTGGTCTGGTTATTATCCAATTGCTCACGAAGGCGGTGGTAATATGGATAAAACAAAAGTTTTAAAATGGTTTCAAGGTGTATTAGACACACCTTCAAATAAAATATTTCACAACGCCATGTATGACGTGTGTTGGATTCGAGCGCTCGGTTTAAGTGTTAACGGAAAAATAATTGACACGATGATTGCATCGGCCTTAGTTGATGAAAATCAAATGCGTTATGACTTAAACAGCTGTGCTAAAAGATACACCGGTAAAGGTAAAAATGAAAGTGATTTATATGCAGCGGCAAAAGATTGGGGTGTTGACGCCAAGGCAGAAATGTATAAACTACCTGCCATTTATGTAGGTGCATACGCAGAGAAAGATGCAGAAATAACTTTAGAGTTATGGCAAGAACTTAAAAAAGAAATTCTTAACCAAGATATACAATCTATTTTTGATCTCGAGACGGAACTTTTTCCGTGTCTTGTAGACACCAAGTTTCTAGGTGTACGGGTTGACGTAGAAAAAGCCAGTCTATTAAAAAAAGAATTATCCACCAAAGAAAAATCATTAATACAAGAAGTGAAAAAAGAAACAGGAATAGATACTCAAATATGGGCTGCACGATCGATCGCACAAGTTTTTGATAAACTAAAACTAGACTATGATAGAACTGAGAAAACATCTGCACCTTCCTTTACTAAAAATTTTTTACAGAATCACCCCCACCCACTGGTGAAACGAATTGCCCAGGCCCGTGAAATAAACAAGGCCCATACCACGTTTATTGATACCATATTAAAACACTCACATAAAGGTAGAATACATGCCGACATAAATCAATTGCGTTCAGATAATGGCGGAACTGTGACAGGCAGATTTAGTTATTCTAACCCTAATTTACAGCAAATACCTGCACGTAACAAAGATCTTGGACCACGGATCAGGGCGTTATTTATACCCGAGGAGGGCCATACATGGGGTTGTTTTGACTATTCTCAGCAAGAGCCTAGGTTGGTAGTCCATTATGCAGCTTTACAGAATCTATACGGCGTTAATGATGTATTAGACGCTTATAATGAAGGTGATGCAGACTTTCATACAATTGTTGCCGATATGGCAGAAATACCTAGATCACAGGCTAAGACAATAAATCTTGGTTTGTTTTATGGTATGGGTAAAAATAAATTACAAGCAGAACTTGGTGTATCTAAAGATAAATCAGATGCATTGTTCAAACAATATCACAACAGAGTTCCATTTGTTAAACAGCTAATGGATAATGTTATGCAACGTGCGCAGGAGTCTGGTAAAATTAGAACTTTACTAGGTAGACTGTGTAGGTTTCATTTATGGGAACCAAATCAATTTGGAATACATAAGTCGTTGCCACACGATCAAGCGCTCTTGGAACACGGACCAGGGATCAAGCGTGCATTTACATACAAGGCATTAAATAAATTGATACAAGGATCAGCAGCTGATATGACAAAAAAAGCAATGTTAGAATTATATAAAGAAGGCATAATACCGCACATACAAGTGCATGATGAACTTGACATATCTGTTAAAAATCCAGAACATGCACAAAAAATAAAAGATATTATGGAATCTGCTGTTGACTTAGAAGTACCTAACAAGGTAGACTATGAATCTGGCCCTAATTGGGGAAAAATAAAATGATAAAATATGGCTTATTTAAATGCAGACATACCACCAATTTACTGTAAAATAAGAAAGGAGTATTTATATGATTTTGAAAAACATCAAGGAGAGTCTGTTGACTGCTGTATCTTTAGTATTAGCTCTATTACAGATCGTTCAATCTTATTTAATATCATGTTACCAAATGGTGCGTGTTTTTGGCGCCTGCCTATATCAGCGTTTTTTCAAGAAAAATTTGATAGAACCTCTGTGCCCGATATGCCAATCGACCAGTTACAACTGTGGAATTGTTTTAGTTACTATCCTAGTGTTCATTGCTTCAGTTTTTTAAGAGGAAAACGCGGAAAATATTTTGGTAAAGACAAAAAAAATTATCCTTTTGAGTATTTATTTACTATTGACTGGGGCCACCCAGAGAGTAATATACTAGATACAGAGCATTCAGAAATTCCAGCGGAACATAAGTGTGCTCACATACTTGCTTTAGATGATGGCAATTATGCAGCGCAACCCAACAATCGTATTTTATGGGACGCCCCAAATTACACTACTGACAGAGAAGTGCCGGACTATAGAGTTCAAACTACACGATGGAATGTAGAAAACAAAGATTGGCTAACTGAAGATAGCAATCGAATGTTTTATGAAACAGAGGAAAAAAAAGATGATTAAAAAATGGATAGAAAAAATTTTTGGTAAATTTTGTAAATGTAAAGATAAGCATATAACAATTTATGAAGATGTATTAAAAGTAAATACACAGGTTGTTTGCGAAAAACATCCTGATGGTTATAAAAAAACATGCCCCAGTTGTAGAGAGGCAGTATAATGGAGAGCTGTAGGATGAATTATTATTTTACAGGTATACTAATTGTTTTATTTGTGTTGTTAGCATTTATGAAACCAGCATATCCAGGTTCAACTCAAACTAATACATCAGGATCTAATACAGCTATTGAGGGTGGATATACTTCTACCGCTACCACAACATATCAAACAGGATCTAGTTCTAACACAACTACAAACTCTACAAGTAATTCAAATGTTAAGTCAGCACCACCAAGTGCAGGTGCACCATCATACAATTCTATGACACAAGATGTTTGTGCTGTAGGTGTATCATTGGGTGTGCAAACATTTGGACTTGGTATTAGTGGTGGTAAGCATGCAATAGATAAAAACTGTGAAAGATTAAAATTAGCAAGAATACTAAATGACTTTGGTATGAAGGTTGCAGCTGTAGCCATACTTTGTCAAGACGAAAGAGTGTTTGAGTCTATGATACAAGCAGGCACACCATGTCCAATAGACGGTAAAATTGGTAAAGAAGCAAAAGATTTATGGGGTAAGTATGACCATGAAAGACCAGATTATACTACATACGTTAAACGTATGAAAGACAGAGAAAAAGCAGATTTAAAAGCACAAAAAGAAATGACAAAAGAATTAAATAAAATGGACAAAGAACTTTTAGATAACACATTAATTCACAATAAATGAAAATATCTGAAAATACATCTGTAAGCATGCCTGTCAAGAACATGCTTATGATAATCGCAGGCGTCGTAGCGGGCGTGTTTGCATACACCGAGATTACAGCTAGACTTACATCATTAGAGACATCAAGAGAGTTGTTTCAAGCAGACTTACTCAAGAAGTCAGAACAACTGCCCACGGACCAAGAACAATATATGTTGATAGAAGACTTGTACAAGACAACAGAAAAATTAGAGATAACTCAAGAACAAAATATGACAAACAAAGTTAATATAGAATTTTTAAAAGCTCAACTAGAAAAAGCATTAGATGATGTAGAAGATTTAAAAGATAAAGTTAGAGCAAATGGTAATGGTAGTCATGACTGAGATTGTTATTGCATTGTTGATGATTGTAAATGGTGAGATTAAAGAACATAGAATACAAGAGTCTATGTCAAAATGTTTAAAAGGCAAACGTATAGCAATGAGAACAGCAAAATCTCATATAGAATACCAATGCATAAAGTCAATGGCAGAGACAGAGATTTACATGGGAGAAAAATCAATTCTTAAACTTATATTGAAATGAAATGGCTAATACCTTTTTTATTTTTATTTACTACAGCACAAGCTGATAGTATTACAACTGGTAACTTACTTCCAAACACAGGTGATGGTGTAGACTGGGGTTCTACTTCTACAGAACAAATTAATCCAGGTAATTCATCTGGCACTGTATCTAATGGCACTACATTAAATGGTTTTGATGTAACATGCCCTGCATCTCAAGCTAATTGTGGATACAAATATAGTGTTGGCGGTGACTTTGAAGTTACTGGCACAGCTACATTATCAGTTGATGACATTGCATTAACAAATAACACTAGAACACAAGAAATGTTAGACAATGGTATAACTTTAAATAGTTATATTGATGTTGCAAACTGTGATAGTCAACCTGGTAACTGTGAAGGTAAAACAGGTAATGCAGATTCACACACAGTCACAATACAATTAAAAGATTCATCAGGTGATGTCTTATCTACAACTACACAAACAAGAACAGAGATAGTAGGGTTTCAAGGAAACTGTAACGGATACCCAGGATCAAACTCTGGAGGCCAAGCTGCAAACTGTGGACAGTACAATGATCAAGTAATTTATAATAACCACGGATCAAACAAAGTAGACTGGTCATGGAGTGGTACAGATAACAACACGGGCACAGGTCAACGAGGTGGTCCTAACTTACTAGGTGCCGCTCTTACTATGACTTACGATGATACAGTTTTAAATCAAGATGCATCAGACTCATTAGATCAAGTACAAGATGATTTAGGAGATTTAGATAATCAAGTGTTTGATGATGTACAAGAATTTTTTTTTGAAGAACAGTTTACTTTTGATGAAGAACCACAGTTTGAAATGGAAATACCTATGGACATGCCAATGGAAACATTTCAATTTGCAGAAGAGTTTGTAGAAGAATTTTTTATGGAGATGGACCAAGAGTTTGCAATGGAATCTGAAGGTATGGAACTTACAAATGGCCCTATGATTTTATTTGCTGATGATGCAATGATGGATGAGATGTATGAAGAATCAAATGAAATTGTTGCAACATTTTTACCAATGATGATGCCAGAAGAAGAAGAATCATTTGCACAAGAAAAACCAGTTATGATGACAGATACATTTCAAGAAGAAGAAATAATAGAAGAAGAGCCAACAATGATGACAGAGTCTTTTCCACAAGAAGAAATGATAGAAGAAGAACCAACTATGATGACTGAATCTTTTCCACAAGAAGAGGAAATGATAGAAGAAGAAATAATAGAAGAAGAATCTACAGAGATGGTTGAAGAAGAATCTGTTGAGGAAAAACCTGCAAAAGTGGTACAAGCAAAAAATGAAAAAAAAGAAGTTAAAGAAAAGAAACTTACTAGCGAGACTGCTAAGAAGTCCGCTGTTCAAACCAAAAAAATTGCAGAGCAAAAAGCTATACAACAGAAAAAAGCTATCGTTAAAAACCTTGCAAGAATAATGGACAAAGTTGACAAGGATATCAAAAACATTTCTAAAAATCTAGCTGTAAAAAATATTATAAAAATGCAAGCAATGACAGGTGACCAAGTATCTTTAAATACATACGCAAACACACAGTTTTATAAACAAAAAGACATATACTTAGATCAATTAAACCTTATAGATAACAGATTAATCTATGCAGATAAGAGTCTTGCAACTTATATACAAAATGATAAGATGGAAATTAAAGCACGTAAGCTTATGGAGATTAACTCTAGAAAGCAACAGCTTTTGATAGAACTAGAGGTACTTAAAAATGGATAAAATTAAAGGTCAATTAGCAGGTGTCGCAGCATTACTTGGAGTCATAGCAGCAATAGGTGGTGGGTTTGTTAAGTATGGTGAAATAGTTACAAAATTAGATGCATTAGAATCACAAGAGCATTCAACAGTTGATACATCAAGTATCGAAAGTGCAATAGCTGTGTTAGAAGAAAAAGTTAACAAGTTAGAAAACGCAGATACATCTCATAGTCATGAAGTTGGAGACCACAAACATGATACTGAACACTCACACACAGTTTCTCAAATAAATAAAAAAGAAATAGAATTATTAAAAGTACAAATAGAAGAGATAAAGGTTAGCACGA